TGAAGAGTATGGAGTGCCTCGTGGAATATTAATGGTAGGGACCTGAGTTACCTTAGGTTGCTCCGGCCTATGGATTACATAACCAAGTAAACCTATATGTGCGACAGCGAATAGACCGCCAACCGCACCTGCTGCTATCTTTAGTTTATTATTCATGGCAGACCTGGTAGTCTACCAGCTGGTATAGATGCACCTCCAGTTGCCTTAGGCAACTCTGGCATGGATCCTTCTACAAGACTAGGTAGACCAGAAGCGATTGCTTCTGTTGCTGCTGCAGCAACCTTGCCCATTAGTTGTGCGGCAATTGCATCTTTCTGTACATACAAATAGGTGCCACCACCAACGATGGATGCAGTCCCAAGAAACGAAAGGACTGCCATAGCATTAATTAACTTTTGCATTGTTGTTTTCCTCGTGTTTACCGATTGACGGGGCTTTCTTTGGAGCACTACCACCACTCTTCGCTGGACTAAGGCCAAAGGCAGCGAGCGATCCGCTGAAGACCGAAGCTATGAAGGTAGGATCGAAATCTAAGATTTTTTGTCCGTTAGGAAGTCGGACGTAGCTAAATGTGAGTAGGGATGCGGACCAAATAAGGACCGTAACTTTCACCAAATTACCAAGTACTTCACTCTTATCTTCATTATTATCCTTCTCACCATCAGCAGAGTCAAATGTATCTGCCATGTTGAGTTATACCTCTGTGGGTTGTTTTTTCTTTCCAATATTATATTTAGACTCTAAAGTCCATTCACCTTTATCCTTAAAGGACAAAACTTTAATTTGGTTAAGGGGAGCAAGGTTTAATCCCTCTTCCTCGCGAGCAATGTCAATCAGACCCCAGTCCGACAACAGTTTTGCAATGCGATTTCTACGCTCGATATCATTCGTAGTGATGTTTGTTGGTTTACCATCCAACGCAAACAACTCTTTAAAGTGTACGACGTAATACTTACCACGTTTGTGGAGAATGTGACAAGACTGATACAATTTGCGCTCTTTCCTAGACGCAACACCAATACGGGTGAGGGTTTCTCTTACCTTGAGAAAATCGTCGGGTTCTTTAAGCGTCACTTCCAACATCATGTCTTGAGACCATTGGATCTCATCGCTCATTTCTTACCTCCAGTATTCAATTTAGATGCAATAATTTGTAATTGGTCCTGGGTTAGAATCTTTAACGCCGCTTGTGCTTTCTCAGTGTTATAACCATAGTATCGTTTAACTAGGTCAAGATCACCGTCCTTTATCTTCTTGTCCCATGGGGAGAATCTCTTGGATTTCCTAACACTATATAGGTAATAGGAATATTGTAAGTCGCTGTCTAAATTTTGACATGCATTCATCTCATTAGCGTGCATCAACGTATCAACGTGATGCATCATACACTTGTTGATAACAAATGCTGGATACTTTTTCATGGCAACAGGATCCTCTGAGAGATCCCCTTGCTTTAGATTGATACTGTTGAGATAATCTTTGAGAGGAATGTCATACTGTTTCATAAAGAGATGCCAGAGGAGTGGATTCGGTGAAGTTAGTAACTAACAATTCGGTCTTGAGTTTATTATCTACTCTGTGCTTCATACCATAGGTGATACGAAACTCTTCTTGATTGAAGTCCTTGTATGCTTCTTTCAACTCATCATCAACGTTGTATGTAACCAACCAGTTGTGAGGACATACCTTACAGTCTTCTACAAACTTAATGTGATTAAAATTCTTATGCATCTCTGCGTTAGTGCCGTAGAGATATGTGTTGATCTTGTAGGGAGGATCTAGGAAAATGAATACATCTTTACTATTCACCATCTCCCGATTCATTACAAACTCATAGTCGTGGTTGCTAATGTGCCAGTGCTGAATAATCTCAGAGATATTCTTCAGGTGATGAGCACCACGGGTGGTGAAGTTTTGATTAGATGCAGTCTTAGAGAAGGAAGAGTTTTCAGTCAACCCGCTATAACTACACTTATTAAGAATCCAAAAGAGCACAGCTTGGCGAAATTGATCTGCGTTGGATATCTCTGTTTTAGCAGATATGAATAACTCCTTCGCTTTTTCTTCTGTACTGTTTTCGACTTTGATATTATAGAGAGTATCCGATAACTCATCGCCACGCTCTTGGAGCATCTTCCAAAAACTGTAGAGGTATTCATACTTATCATTAATCCATACAGGAATGTCAGGATACTTCTGGGAGAATAGCAGTGCCACACTCCCACCACCCACGAAGGGCTCACGGAATTCTTTGATCTCACTTGGGAATTTCTCAAGCAACATCTTTGCTACCCTTGATTTACCACCAGGATATCTGAGGGGTGTTTTATAATACTTCATTGTATAGAGACGTGTAGTTGTGGCGTTTCAAATGGACCAACATTCACCTTACCACATGGGAATACGTTGAGTGCGATAGTCCAACGGTCATAATCATCTAGTTGACGACCTGAGTAGTGTCGCAACCAGGAGGGAAAGATGAGCAGTTTATTCTCCTCGGCATCAACCTTTTCATTGATGCCCCATTCACTCTCCATCTTATCACCTTGGAAGACATCTAGTGTATCATATGTGCGAGGTGTAACAGGATCGTCAAAGAAGGTAGGAGCACCAGGAGTGAGGTAGTAGACAGCACTTATATAAGACATTGGATGCCTGTGTAAAGGGTGTCCAAACCCACTCCCAGCAGGTGCATAGTTAAACCACATAGAGGAGATCTCTAGGGCATCACAGTAGAGTTTGTAGGCATACCTATACTCTGCTAGACAGTCCCAGAAAAATTGCCTCAACTCTGTGATAGGACCCTCTTCTACCTTATGGAGATCAGGACGTGAAGTGATGACACCTTCAGGAAAGTTAGACTGCTGAGAAGGATACCCATCCAGCGAGTCAATCACACGTTGATTGAGAGTCTTATCAGGTTGTTGATATGTCCTGCATACAACAGGAAACATATGCACTTCAGTCCCTTGCATATTCATCTAAATTCAATGGACCAAGATCCTTCCATCCTTCAGTCTTAACTCTGGCCATGGGTAAACCATGCCCACCTAGATTGATGTCACCTGAGGGGAATGTATTAAATGCCATAGTGTATCTATCAACATCTTCTGTATTGGGAGCAGTTGCATGTATAATCCAACTAGGAAATAGTAGCAGACCACCAGCACCACCATGATATGCCAACTCAGTGTTGACTCTACCATCCAAGTAAAAGGATCCCCACTCCCTCTGGAAGAGAGGGTCAATGAATATCGTAGGAGCACCAGGTGTGAGGTAAAGGATACCACTGTAGTATGACATAGGATGCCTGTGAGCGTCGTGGTGGTGACCAGACCCTGCTGCAGACTTGTTTACCCATGACTTATTAACTACCAACCTATCACAGTTAAGACCCGTATCAACGTGCATTGTGTCAATACACTCTTGAAACCATGACATGAGTGGAGCGAAACTTTCCTTCTGCTGAACGTCAGAAGAAGTAAGGACACCTGTAGGTTCGTTAAACGATCGATACTCTAGACCTTTTACAATACCTAGAGTAGTGTCCAGAAGAGATTTATCACAACTAAAACTATAACACTGGACGGGAAAGAAGTTTAGTGGTTGGTAATTTTGTCTCACATGTAACCCTCGTATGAATTGGGTTTGACTTGTAGCATTACAGCGTTAACCTTATTTATTAGATCTTCCATAGAGTAATGCAACATTCGGTATCCGCTGCCAACATAGAGTTGACCTGCGAGTACTGAGATAGTAGCAACTCCCCAGAAGATATAATAAAATCTAGATTTAACCTGTGCTCTCTTCTTCTGATTGGTCATAACACCAGTCTTTTATTACTAGGAGTTTCAATGATACTAAACATTTGCTCAAACTGTTTGACCACTGCCTCTTGAGTGTCAAGAGGACCAAAGACAATGTAGTCTTTGGGGACAGTCACAGGTGCGTCACGTCCATTCAGAAGTGGTGCCCAAGGAGCAAACCCCAGTCTACCTTCTCCACTAGGGATAGCGACAATAGGGTTACAGAAAGTGACACTATCTTCAGTGTCTTCGATCAGGTCTGCAACGACATCTTCGCCAGACCGCATACGGAATAGTTTTACATTCATTTGAATTCACATCTCATCATTAATTCGGTTAGGAATGCCACCATGTTGATCTCTTGGTCAACAACGAAAGCAGACTTATACTGATACTCAGAGATGACCAGCACTGCTTCAGGAATTGACTTTGGTTGGACATGGTTGTAGAGGTTGTCGTAGATCTTTCTCATAATAGAAATAGGCTCGTTGTCCATATTCTGAGTCACCCACTTCTTCATGTTGGTAAACTCTTTGTTACGAATATATCCTACGAGGTTGGTAATGTTGATGTCATTGGAGACACCAAGGATACCTGTATCAATCTTCCCCGAAGAAGAATACCGTTGCAACTCATTGAGTGTGCGACGGAAGTCAGGGAAATGTTTCTGGACCACCTCAGCGACAACCTTTGGCTCATAGTTGACGCCTTCACTATCTAGGATAGTTTTAACACGGTTGAAGAATGCCCCTGCTAGTGCTTGCTTATCCTTACCCTTAAGTGCAAAGTCAATAACAGAGCACCGTGAGTGTAGAGGAGAGATAATCTTATTCTTGTAATTACAAGTAAAGATAAATCTACAATTCTTTTGAAACTCCTCAATGCAAGCACGGAGAAGCATCTGCACATCAGGTGTGGTGTTATCTGCCTCATCAATAATGATGACCTTATGCTTAGCAGTGGAGGTCAAAGAGACTGTAGAGGCATACACCTTTGCCTGGTTACGTACGGTATCGAGGAAACGACCTTCGTCAGATCCGTTGATAACCAGACAATCGGCACCTAACTCCTTACACAGTGCCTTGGCGATAGTAGTTTTACCAACACCAGCAGACCCTGAGAGTAAGAGATTAGGGATCTCACCTTGATCCAGGAAACCTTGAAAGATTTCCTTAGTGCTTCCTGGTAGAATGCACTCCTCAATAGTCTGAGGACGATACTTTTCTACCCAGAGAAACAATTTATCATTCATAATCAGGGCTCAAGAGCAATAAAATAGTTGAGGGAGGAGTTGGAGAGACTAGAGAAGTTAGCGATGTTACGTCGTGAGAGCGTTACATGATAACTACCAGTCATCATTTTCAGATTCTCAACCTTGAAACAATAACAGAATGTCATACGCTCAACTGTCATATTCTGCGGGTCATTAAAGGTTGGTTTCTTCAGTGGCAGGGAGAAGACATTAGACGTGTCATTCTTCTTGTCTTTCACACAGATACTATACTCACCTTCAAACCCATAGATGCAGAGATCTTCCACACCATAGACCTTAGATGCCTGCATGAGTTGATCCAGATCCTGCTGTGGCAGGTCAAAGAACAATTCCGGGTCAGGGAGATCAGGGTTAAACTCAGGGACCCTACCGATGATCTCGGGGTCACTGTAGTAGAAGGTGGTCTTGCCCTTGGTGTCCTCGTCGTAGATCACAACCTTCTTGTTATCAGGGAAGAAGAGAATGGGGGTCTTGAAGAGTGACAGAGCACCGAGGAAGAGAGGCAGATCATAAATTGCCATCTGCTCAGGGATTCCCTCACGGATATCGCTTGCAGCGATGATATTCTTATTGACTGACATCGTTTCTATAAACTTACCAGGATCAATAAGAATAGACTTATTAATAGCACTGAAGTTGCGAAGCACCTCAATGGTTTGCTTGCTCAGTTTAACTGTTTGTCTTGCTTCAGGTTGCATAATTACTGGGGGTAAGTTTCGAGTGTTGCCGACTGGTCACTGAAGTGAATCAGTAACACAGCATAGTGTAGCACCTTCATGAGATCACGTCTAGCGGTGCCTTTCTTGTCATAGCGAGAGGCATACTTCAGGATGTTGCTCCTACAGAATGCCTCAGCGTCACCACAAGCATTGATGAGATCAAGGGTCTGGATACCTTCACCGTTACCACTGGAATAGTGCTGCTGGTAGGTAGCGCAGATGTAGTCTTTCAACTCCTTGATAATCTCATCTTCGTTATACTTGTTTGCCATAATAAACAGAGATTATCTATAAAGGATATCAGAGACTGAGAGGATTGTCAACCGACACGTCAACGTCAGCATCAATCTTATCATACAATTCGATGAATGACTGCTTAGTCTCATCATCGAAACGGTTGAGGCAGACCTTGATTGCCTTCACACGGTCAGAGAAGATGCTGTAAGCACGGATGATGTGGACAAGGCGACGGGTGGAGACCACCTCATCGACACCACCATCCTTAAAAGTCTTACGGATGATGTCTGCCCATGCAACCAGATTCTTGATGTAGTCATCGTCACAGCACTGCAACTCAGCACAATAGTTGTTGAGCATCTTAGTCTCAATAGAAGGAGCAGGATACTCTTGCTCAAAGGTCACAGGGAAACGCTCAAGGAATGCTTCGTTGAGCACGTTGGTGCCGATGAAACGACCATCTTCGCTGCCTTTACCCTTAGTATTAGCAGTAGCAAAGACGTTGAAACCAGCAGCAGGAGACACCTGACGACCGATCTTCTTCAGGAAGACACCCTTACCTTCAAGGATAGACTGCAGACAGAGGATCTTGTTAGATGCAAGGTCGATCTCGTCAAGCAGCAGGATAGCACCACGCTCAAGTGCTTCGATCACGGGACCGTTGTGCCACACAGTCTCACCGTTGACGAGACGGAAACCACCGATGAGGTCATCTTCATCAGTCTCAACAGTAATGTTTACGCGGATCAACTCACGTCCGAGTTGAGCGCAGGATTGCTCCACACCAAGGGTCTTACCGTTACCAGAGAGACCAGTGATGAATGTAGGGTAGAAGATCTTAGACTTGATGATCTTCTTGAGGTCAGTGGCATTACCAAAGGGCACATAGTTAGCATCCTTAAGGGGAATGAGTGACTCACTATGCTTCACGACAGTCTCAAGTTGTTGCTTGACTTCTTGCACAGAGAGATTCCACTTGCCGATACCAGACTTGTGGTCCTTGAGGCGCTTCTTGACAGTAGCGAAGGAGCAAGAGAAATGCTCAGCAGCACCAAGTAATTCTGTGGTCCCAACTTGCTCACCATGCTTTGATATGAGGTAGTTAACAATATGATCAGTGGTCACTGGGTGTGCTGCGAATGGCATGTGTTTCTTTGTTGTGTATACAGTTATTATACACGGGTGAGGGGGGAATGGTAGTCTACCCATGACGGTTTCCTATCTGGCACACGCAGGTAGTTGGATGCCACCCATGGTTTGCTTGCCACATACCGTCTATATGCTTCGATAGTAGAGATACTATCATCATACTTAAACTCGTCTGGCATAGCACGAGCGAATGGCGTGTGCTGGTCAGGACAACCATACTGATACGTCAGACCAGCAACTACAAGTGTTGATTGACAGGAGTGTCTTTTACCGTATCTATATGTATACTCTTCACACAGAGAAATACCATGCTGCAGTAACCACTGGATATTGTGGTCAGACTCTGCTACCCACTTAGTGCAAGGGTGATTACGAAATGCACCCTTCTCTGTAGCATAAGGAGTCCCATCCTTCTTCAGGACAGGACCCTCATTGAGATACCACTTACTGAATACAACAGCGAGCATTTGGCAACACTCTAGTGGCATCTTAACGATGTGTTTGTCTGGCAGACAACATGCTGCCAGGACAGGATCATCATCTACTGCAAATACATTCATGCAATTTGATTGATAAAGGACGAGAGGATCTTTTTGTTGTTGGACTTTGCCTTAAGGGTCTTCTTGAAGGCACGAGTAATCTGTGCCTTGGATGCATCCTCCTCTACATCAAACTCTACCTCCTCATTCAACTTGTTACTTTGAATTAGAAACAATTCTTGATAACCCATGATTGGAGCAGAGATTGACTTAAACTTCTTGAATACATCAGCAGCAGTCTTTCTCTCCTTTTGAGTAAGAGAGTTGAAGTTTTGGATGATGTAACCAATGTCACGGGCATTACCAAGACGGAAACCTGTGAAGTTACACTGTGGGAAACGACCTTTCATGTAACGCAAGATGGTTTCAGTCATGTAATTACCCCACTGAGGTGCCGTATAAGTACGACCAGTCTTACGGCAACGGATAGCGGCGTTGTATGGCATTCCAGAGCGATGGATCTTATCGTCGTATGAAGACTTGACCCAGCATCCAGACCAGTTGCTCTCACCATCAGACAGGACACTAACGTGACACTTCTCAACACCATACTTAGCAGTAAATGCAGGGATCAGAGTCTGAAGACACAAGAGTGCCTCATTTAGAGGAGTGCCAGCGAGCATAAGGTGACTAGGCATAGCATCAGGCACTGGACGTGAATGGAAGGGATGAAGGTTGCCGTAGCGTTGCTCATACATCTGAGTCACACGGAAGAGATTCCTAGCATATCTATCAAAAACACTGTTGTTTAGGTCACCGTTAAGGAATTCTACAAGGTGGAAGCGACTACCAATATAGAAGTCACCTTCCTTTCCAACAACCTCCTCATAGTTACGAAATTCTGCGTATGAAGCATCATTTACGAAGGCATATACACTGAATGGGATGCCAGACTTGCGACAGAAGAAACAAAGTGACAGCAGTTGCTTGAAAGTATCGTGGAGAATTTCTGCCATGGACCCTGACCAGTCCATGAGGAAGATCAGACCATGATTTTTACCGTCAGGAGTGACTGTAACCTTCCTAAAGAGGTCTTCATTGTAAAGATACTGATGGAGTTTAGCAGTGTCAAGCACACCAGTCTTAGAGATAGATTGGCGAGCATGTGCTGCTGCAGATTTCTTCATCTCAAACTCTTTCTGAAGATATGACACCTCACGGGTGCAATCTTTCTTGAAATTCTGGTAATTTTGATCTGCAGTAGAGAAGTCAAGTATGCTGTCTGGGAATCCAGTTTGGGTCCATGAAGACCAGTAATCCTCAGACATAGTATTGACCATTTTAGGGTCAATAATGACGTGTTTTAGGTTAACATCAGGGACCTCAAGATACCTAGTCTCGTTGCTACTGTTTTGACTTGCGATGTCCTGCAGTGCTTCCTCAAGAGACTCAACAGTCGATGCCTCTTCACCACCATTGCGAGTGAATGAGGGTGTATCAAGGTCAGGATCTTGCTTGGATTCTTTATCACCTTCTTGCTCGTCACCCTCATCACCTTCAGATGAAGGTTGCTCATCTTGTGCCTCTTGCTCGTCGCTACCACCACCAGAATTGTTGTCTAATTGTGGAAGATTATCAAGTTTTTGCGGATATACTTCTACTTTTTCAAACTCTTTGATAGCGACAGCAGCAGCGATAGCATCCTCAAAAGTCTCTGCATCACCAACTGCATCACGAAGAGGCAACTCCTCATCAGAGAAGGGGAGGAAGTGATTTGCACCCAGTTTATAGTAAAGATTGATGCGGTCAATCAGTTTGAGACTGTCAGCATTGATGTCCTTGACAGAGAAGAAGTCATCTTCGTGAAGTTGCTTGTATCCACCGTAGAAATCCTTGGCAATACCTGCAAATTTACGTTTCATCAGTTTCTCAATGCGAGCATCCTCGGTCACATTAACATAAGACTTAGGGCAAGGAAGATCGTCTAGAAGGTCACCGTCTGGGGTGAAGAGAGCGTGTCCCACTTCATGCGCTACCAGCAAGTTGGAGACAATTTCCTTAGCATTCCAGATAGGGAGGATCAAGACGCGCTTATTCACGTCAAAGGATGCTGTGCTGACTACTCTGTGCTCAACAGTGAGGTTTTCAGCGGCGAGTAGTTTGGCGAGGGTGCCTTTTACTTCTTGTACGGTCATGCTTTATTTGTGTATGCATCTATTATACACAGACACACGGTCCCCGAAAGGGGGAAGGTGCCACTTTATAGACTGTCCTGCTTCATGGTTGAGAAATCACCCACCTTGTCAAAGGTGACCACAGTATCAAACTTGTCCAGAAGGATGTCGCCCTTGTGACTGATCACAAATAGGTTGGTCCTGTCGTCCATACCCTTCAGAATCTTCATCAATTCGTCTGTAGCAGCAGTATCAAGAGAAGAATCGAATACCTCGTCAAGGATGAGGAGATTGGTCGATGCAGAGTTTTTCATCTTAGCAATGTCACGCCAGCAAAACAGCAAAGATAGGTCAATTTTCTGCTTTTCACCCTCTGAAAACGATGCATAAGAGAATACATCACGGTAACGAGACTTGATGACTTCATTGAATTCTTCGTCCAGTGTAAAATTGACAAAGAAGTCCATGCACTGTAGATATTTATTGATCAAACTGTTAAAAATAGGCACAAATTTGCTGATAACCTTGCTCTTAATACCACTGTCTCTGAGTAGAGTAGAAACAACTTTCAAGTTGTCAAACTCCTTACTGACACCAGCACAACGCTCTACATTTTCAGCAAATTCTACCTCATATTCGTCTAATTTTACCCTCTCTGCATCAATATCTGGGGTCTCTTTGTTGCACTCGGCCATGATGTCTTCATTATCCTTAAGCAGTCGCTTGATCTGCCTATCAATGCTCAGATTATCGCTCTGGAATTCAATAATTGACAGACCATAACCCTTCAGATCACGTAGTTTATCATAGAGAAGACTGATCTGCTCATCGATCATTTTGTAACCTTCTTTGTACTTGTCACGACGTGACTCAGCATCCACAAGTTGACGATGTTTGTGCTCTTCTTCTAGGGTTTGACTGCATGTTGGACACTTATCATGCTTGGTATAAAACTTATGATCTTTCTCTGCCTTGTTTTTATTCTGCTCGATCTTAGATCGCATGTCACGGAGACTATCATACTTCTCCTGCACGTCGGCCTGGTTACTAACACTATGTGCTAGCACACTCATGGAGTGATCATTCTCCTTCTTGCGTGTATTCAGGTTGACAATGCCATCTTCGTTAGTAGTAAACTTGTTTTGTAGTTTTTGAATCATTCCTTCCTGCAACTCAGTGAGTTTGTGGATGGATGCACGTTGGTGATTTAATTTTGTCTCACAAATCTCCAGCGTGTGCTTACATGATGTGAAATTATCCTTATTATCCTTAACTCTATCCTTTAAGATAGTATTCATCTTAGAAAAGATTTTGATATCCAGCAGGTCTTCGACTACCTCTCTCCTATGTGTAGCAGGAAGTTGCATGAAAGGCACAAATGTACTGCTACCTAGTATAACAACCTGAGTAAATGACTTATAGTTAAACTTGAGAATACTTTGCTCAAGATATTTTTGGTAGTCTTTGTTTGCAGCGGTCTGATCAAGGAGTTGTCCGTTTCTATTGACCTTAAATACGTTGGGTTTGATGCCTCTGATGACATGGTAATTTACTTTACCAATAGAAAACTCAACCTCTACAACGCACTCTTTCTCATTGACACTGTTGACCAATTGAGACTTGCTAATTTTACGGAAAGGTTTATTAAACAGCACAAAGCACAGGGCATCCAGCATAGTGCTTTTGCCCGCCCCATTTGACCCAATAACAAGCTGTGATTTGGACTCGTTGAGAGTCATTTCTGTAAACTGGTTGCCGGTACTTAAGAAATTCCGCCACCTAATTTTCTCAAATACGATCATTCTTGTGTGGGCGGAATAACAAATTTATCAGCATCAATAATGGTAAAACGATACCCGTATTGACGACAGTTTTCTTTGACAGTATCTTCATCTACCTCTGTGACGGAGAGATCACGGGGGTATTCGTCTGCCTTCAACAATATATAATAGCGTACTGCGTCATCCTTGTCAACAAACAACTGGACGACACGCTCGACTGCATCATCGGCTCTAATATCCCTAACAGCATAGACTCCACCTGATTTATTGTCAGTCAGGACAAACATTAGACCTCCAACGCTTCCACATATAGGGATTTTAAGATACCAAAGATCTCATCGTGATTTTTATACTCCGAGACGCATGATTCTAGGATAGAAAGAGTGTCTTCAACCTCAATCTCTTCATCAATTTCACCTAACTCCTCAGTCATGTCTTCAACAATCTTTAAGTCTGCTAGGTCAACCTGCTGAAGTTTCCTTACACATCGATCAAACTTAACTTGATCCTTATCATCTCCCACAATTAGTTTAACGTATGTCCCTTCCAACTGTGGGAAAGTAGAAACGTCAATATCATCTTTGTAGTAGACTTTATTGAATGTGTTGTATGGATTTGTAATGAATTCCATCGACAAATCCTCTGTATTTAGGACGTGAAACCCACGATCATACCCATAGTCATTCCAATACAGTTGATAAGGATTACCCAGATACTGGATGGGACCCTGCTTACTCTTCATATGAAAGTGACCAGAGCATGTCAGGTCAAACTTCTCGAAGGGAGAGCGATCAATACCATGATCCATCTTGAAACCAGGGATAACCTCAAACCCATTCAACTCAAGGTGCCCTAAACACACTCGTGCCTTGGATGCTTTCACCTTTTTCATGGCATGATCCTGATTTTCAGGACAGATCCATGGGAGAAGAAGGAAGTTTGTCTTACCAAACTTCTTGGAGGTAGGTTCTGTAATGATCTCGATGTTGTTGTAGTCACCCAGAAGCAACTCAGGTGCATTCACCTTGAGAGTATTCTTGTAGTAGATGTCATGATTACCGAGGAGCATGGACATACGGATGCCACGCTCTGCCAGTGGATCAAACCACATCTTTCTTGCTGCTTCTAGTGAATTAAAATTCACATACTTCCGACGATCAAAGGTATCACCTAGGCACAAGACCTGAGTAATACCTTCTTTGTCGATGTAGGGTAGGACTACATTTTCATAAAATTTCTGATACAGTTTGGTGTAAAAAGAATTGTCATTCCTAACACCAAAGTGCTGATCAGATATCAGTAGTAGTTTCATCCCTCTTACCATTCTCTCGTTCACGAAGGCGACGACGCCAATAACCACGGTCGTTTTTATCAGTGCAAGGGTTGTCACGCTCTTGAGTGTCATGCAACTCTTTATTTCCGTCTTGTGCCATCTTAGTTGTAGTCGAAGTTTCCATTGAAATTAATAGAGATTGCTACCCGCTTTCCGATCGCAGGTTGTGTGCGATGCCTCACCCAACCAGGAAACAAAAGGAAGTCACCTGTGGTGCATGGCATCGACTCAGATATTATAGCATCTCCTGCAGGTTTGGCAAGGGGGGTAAGGCGACGGATGCAGTCCAGAGGGTCACAAAATTCAACGTCACCACCCTCACCCTTTTCCAAATAGAAGGCCGATGCGACATGTGCTTGGCGAATACCATCACTATGGGAATGCTCTTTTGTGTAGTCACCATCTTCATGTAGGTTTGCCCATGATGAGACTGGTTCGATACTTGCCGGGGCATATTTCAGGTCTTTGTCCCAGTAATTAATTACATGAGGAATCATCTGACTTATAATCCAGTCAAACTCTTGGTATGCGTGTAGATCTAATGCTTGCTGACCAGTACTTAGTCCTGTCTCACCTGACCATACACCTCTATCACAATAACTCCACATGTCTTGTAAGATATCCCACGTCTGTTTGATTTCCTTTGGAGTGCCAAAGATATAACCTTTCTTAATTGGAATATCAAACATTAGTTTCGCATGTTAGTTTCGATACGACTCTTGATGGAATTCATATCAGCGTGATTGTCATTGTCATCTGAGTGGAAGACCTGATCGTAACCATTCTTCTCAATGAGTTTGTCACGGATGTCCATCTGACGCTTCTCTTTGGCGATACGTCTTAGGAATGCATAATATACAATTTGTGTAAAGTATGCAAACGGATTCTTGCTCTTAGCAGGATCGAAGTTATCGATATATTGGACACAATTTTCCACACCATCGGAGACCATATCCTCCTTATACATGTAGTTAATAAAATTAGGTCTATACGACAGGTGGGTAGCAATCTTCAAGAAGCATTCACCTAGGTAATGAGTAATCCTAGGTTTCTCTTTATCTTGTATCTTGGCAATCTCAACTGCTTCTCGGTACTTAACGATCTCCACAAGAAACTTTTTATTGTCAACGTAATGTTGTTTTTTCTTAGGAGGCATTATAGTCATATTTAGTTTTGCTCACCAGATCATTATAAAGGTTTGTATCCTAGAAGTCAAGCTTGACAACTCTAAGAATAATCATTATACTCAACCATGTAAGGGTTGGAAACAAGTACTACTTAGAATTCTTCCACTGCTCCTCTAGTTTCTTTCTCATCTCTGAGACTTTGCCGATTAGACCCATATTTTCATTCATGGGGACACCAGGATCTATATCGTTTTCTGGTTTACCGTCTCTCCTCCACCACATTTTATACATCATGATTGCCTCAGAGGACATCGGGGCAATGGTCATGATATCTGGCTCTTGGATAATATAAAACTCTTCAGCTGACCAGAGCATCCACTTAGTAAATCCTACTACCATTCCCATCTCACCATCAGGTTTCTCTATAGGAGTGAGTGAAGGAGCCAAAGGGTCTGACACATATACCATTGTGCAATTATCTTCATTGGTGGCAATCATTGATCCCATTACCTCTTCACCAGATACTAACTTGACGATGCCATAGAATTCATTATCGTGACGGATGTAGTTAATCATTGTCGTAAATTTACCTTAGTGATCTCATAATCGAATTTCTCTTCCTTATAGATTTTCAATCTTTCGATGAGGTGACGGAGAGTATAATTATGCCTACTACCTCGGGAGCAGTCATCAGCAATGTCATACAACACTGCTTCTGCTTTGTTATCCCCCTTACGCAAGACACGTCCAATGGACTGGAGGTTTCTTACTCGTGATTTAGATGGACTCGCAAAGATTACATTATGTAGGTTGCGAATGTTGATGCCTGTAGAGAATGTGCCGTAAGATGCAAGGATAATTGCATCCTTCTCCTGCTCACATATCTTGCGAGCCTCTTCTCTTTCAACAGCATCTACACCACCATGAATAAAGAAGATCTTCCGATCTTTACTCACCTTAGTATTTAGCATCTCCCACAGAGGGTCACCGTGCTTCTCGATGTAGTTGAATAGGATGAGTGTATTGCCACCTATGTCTTCTGCTAGGTTACAGATTAGGTTATTTCTCTTGGGATGCGATACTATATAATCCATCTCTTGCTGATAGGAATCGAATGGCACATGACCATGCTGCAACAAAAGACATTTCACTTTCAGTGGAGTCAGCTGACCCTTCTTCATCAGGTCAACAGTGGTCGTCACCATGTCGCAACGCCCAAATAAACCTTCCAGCACAAGTTGATGACTGTACATCCCATCCAACGTGCCTGTCAGCCCGACTCTATACTTTGCGTCATGACACTTATTGAGAATACCTGACAGTGACTTTGCCTTGTAGAGATGTGCTTCATCACCAATGATTACATCAAACCTTTTAAAGAATTTCTTAGGTTCCTTGTAGATACTCTGCCATGTAGAGATGACAACAGGTGCTTCTACATACCTCTCCTGACCACCCATGATTTGATGGACATAATGATCTGCTTTCCACCCGTAGTCTTTGAAGTCTTGCGTTAACTGCGAGACTAGAGAGACTGTAGGCACAATGATTAGGATCTCTCGTTTTGCTTTAAGATGCCATCGGACCAGACCATATATGATCAGCGATTTTCCAGATCCTGTAGGCGAGAGTAGTAACTTGCGACGCTGCTTAATTGCCGTGAAAAGTGCTCTGAGTTGGTAGTCGCGAATCTTAAATGGCAGTCCCAAAGATCTAACAAAATACGCCACTGATTCTGGTGATACATACTCTTCTTCCTCATTTGGTATACCAAAGAATTTGCTATCTTTGATAGCATACTCATATCCTTTCTCTTCAAGATAGTCTGTTAGGTAATCATATAGACCGACATAGATCTCCCCTGTGCCAGGAGAGTACAATCGAATCTTACCGTCCCATACTCTCTTCTTATACTGTGGCATGAATTTAGCACCAGGCACTTCAAACTGAAAGTGCTCGCTTAATTCTTTATGGATGTGTTGCTCGCCTTCTACTTTGAGAAAAACTTCATTTTTCTTTTCAATAGTGATCATCGGATTCCATAATATTTCACAATTTCGATAGTATTCTTGATAGCAAATCCACGACTGTCGATCTGTTTAAGTATCCTATCAATAGAATTTATACAAGTTTCAAGATAGTCTATTTTTTGCTGTGCTTTAGTGAGGTCTGGGTCACTATCAATGTACACATGGAGGTCACCCTTGAGCACCTTAAGTGCAAAGGGTTTTTCTTTATAGACTGTGGCAGGTGCTTTACCTGAATAGTATTCAAACTTCTCACGCAACAATACCTTGCGCTTTACCTCTGCTTCTGATAGCATGAGTTTGAATTGATTAATAAATTGCAAATACTTTGCATGGAGTCTGGGAGTTTCCATACTGTCATTTGCCAGTAACTCAGGCAACTCCCGGTGATCAAAGAATCTCTCAGAATCCTTTGCCCACATCTCCTCAATTTTTTCTAGATTCATTAAGTAAGTCGCTTATCACGCGAGTAATTGACGGTATCCTGAATCTCAAAGCGCATGTATTGGAATGTTACTTGTGCCATAGCATACTCAGTACCATCTATTGTAGCATTAAATTCTAGTGCATTCAACCCAGTAGGAATCAGTCCCTCAAACTGGACGTTGAAATTCATTTTGAAGTTGCTGTTGAGCACAGACAGTGTTGCGTCAGCATACAGGTCATCATTGCCAAAGAGTGCAGTCATCTTATTCCTGAAGGCAAGTCTCTCTTGAGTATCATCTGGTGTGCCGAGAGCACGAATCCAGTTATGCATGATCATGTAGTTAGTCATGTCCTCATCTACAAGGAATGATAACGTGAAAGGATCGTACGTGATAAAACCTTCCAGAGGTAGTGCTCTGTAAGGTGTGGATTGTTGCTGAATACCCAACGTCATCGATGGGATGTTTGCAGACTGTGCAAAATATGCAACCTTAGGATACTTGGCAAGGGTAAACCTAAATCCAATAGGCGACAGGAAATTCCTGTTTTCAATTTGCTTATTCCAAGTTGCCATGTCTTATAGGATATCTTGTCCTAGTATTTATAGCAAAGTATGTATATCCAACCATGGTACTAGTGGTGGTATTATTCCAATGAGTCTAAGAAGACCCTCAGCAAAAAGTGCGAGAACAATCCAACCAATACACACAGAGATAATTGTAGCATTATGATTATGTTTTCGTATTGCATCATCAATCATCTCTTGACATTCTTCTTTGGTTATGTAATGACTAGGTTTTATTTCCACCATCCTCACTCTCGTCAGTCCAAAATTCTTCCCAGTCTCTAGCATCGGCATCGGTAATGTTTTCGGATTTTCTCTTACCGATACGATGCTCAAGGAAGTCATCGATGAAATCTAAATCTTTCATTCTGAATATTCTTGTAGATGTTCTAGTACTTTGTTTAAAGCATGGTGCGCACCTTCGTGCCACTGACCTTCCTTTTTATCATACGTACCATTATATAGATCTGTCTTCAACTTGTATATCTTAGTGAGGAGATCGCCCTTTCGCATTCTAACCCGCGACATAGTATCCTCACAGTATACCATAGTATTTAACGAAAAAGCACCCACTAGGGGTGCTCTGAGAAGGTTTACTGTGAGGGGATTCTCACATAAGGAGCTCCCTACAGATCCGTTTACATGTAGTTTGATTCTGGATATCGCACTCAATTAGACATTCATAATAATCATTTAAGCTTTCCTCTTCAATAGTTTCCTCAAAGTGCCTCCACTCATTGAGTTGATTTCTTGATGTTAAGCTGTGCATTTAGTATCCTCTGTAACGTTAGTATGTTCTTTTATCTCATAATCAAGAGAGACTAGGATTCATGGCAACCTCCATATTCTACTACTATCTAGGTTAGTAATTGCTGACATTCTAACCTTATGCAACGAATATTATTGCCTACTAACTTATACCTAGACAAAAAAAAGACCCCTCAAAGAGGGGTCTGTGGAAGTGATATGCCCAATAGGGCTGACATCACATCAGATTCGTCACCTTAACACGTCTGTAGTAACGGTTGGCGTTAGCGGTGAGAGCACCTTCACCTTGTGTAAGACCTTCAGCGAATGGGTTAGCGACCATTCCGTAACGAGTCTTAAATCCAATTTTTGGTTGGAAGGTATCAGGACCCACAGCGCGGACCATCTGGAGGGGCACATAAGGGCAGTAGAAGAGACCTGCGTCATAAGCACTGCTGCCTTTGTAACCAGCCACATAGAAGTGAGCATCGGAAACGTTAGCAGAGTAAGGATCGACGTAGACCTTAATACGACCGTTAAGTGTACCAGCAAGGGTGCTGCTGTTGTCGTCGGGCAGCAACTGAGCGTTACCAGACAGAGCAGGGGTGTAGTCAAGCACACCAGCCATAGACAGAGCAGATGCCACATCAGCAGAGCAGATGAGGATGTTGCCCTTTCCACGACGAGTCTCGTGACCAATCGCATTCATGTCTCTCTCAATTTGGAAGAGAAGACCTTTGAATTTCTCAACTGACCAGCGACCGTTGGAGTCAACGTCGAGGTCAAACACACCTGCAGTTGCAGTGTTGTTTTGAGCACCAGGACGAGCGATCTTGTAAACAGTACGGACAACCTCACGGTTGATCTCTGCCAGCACTTCAGTGCTGAGAATGTTTGCAAGCTCACTTTCGGCATCCAAACCATGGACTGCCTTAAGGTCCTGAGCAAGCTCAAGACTGTATTCTGCTTTCAGAGCTCTTGACTTCGCAGTAACGGTGACCTTCTCAATCGAGAAGCCCATTTCGTTGAAGTGGTTGTTAGCAGCATCACCCAGTGCTTCAGACTGGGCAGTAGTCATACCTTGACCACCGACGGTATACTGACCAGCACCATCAGCAAGCAGACCTGGGTTAGATCCAGTCTGAGTATTAGATGCAAGACCGTTACTATCGTTCTCAGATGAATGCTCGGTGTTAACTTCGTTGAAGAAAGTCTCAACGCCGCTGTTGTTGATGTCTCTGTTGGTGCCCGTTGTGGAGCGCATTGCAAAGATCAGTCCAGTAGGACCAGTCATTGGTTGCACGCCGCAGATGTCATAAGCAATAAGCTTAGGCATGGAGCGTCTGATCAGTGAGATCAGCACAGGGTCGAAACCTGCAACAGGACCAGTAGCAGTACTGCCAGCTGAGTAACCTGTCCCTCCCAAGGAGTTAGTAGGAGCTGCTTCTGTTACCAGACCGCGCTCTTCCTTGAGGAATTTTTCTTGGTTTTCCAGGAGGACTGAGGTAACCGCCTTTCTATAGGTATCCTTAATAGGATCGAGCTCATTGTGCTCAAGAATGGGGTTCCACTTTTCCTGGAGTGCTTCTGCGTTAAACATTTTAGACTCTTAGGTTAAATGAAAGGGTAAATTATTTGCTCCAGCGAGAAATCGCTTGGGCATATGATGCCATAGCGTCTCCAACAGGACCGTTCTCGACTTCGACATCTTCGGTGACAGTAGTCACTTCAGGCTTAGTAGAGAAATACGACTCACGGAGGGTAGAGACCTTCGCACGGAAAGACTCTTCATTTTCAAACTCAACAGCTTCCGCCAGGGAGGCAATCTTCTCGCGTTGCGAGAGAGATAATCCCTCAGCGATCTCTGTCACAATCCCATTCTTGATATAGGTGCCGACGCTCTTGGAGAGCTCGACATTTTCTTCAATAGACTCGTTGAGTTTTGTTTCCATAACATCGAGTTGTGTCTGAATTTCTTCGACGACATCAACTTTTTCTTCGGGGAGATCAATATAATTCTCCACGAAAACTTGTTTGAGACCTGCAAGCATGGACTCAGCCATTTCGGTTTTGATACCTTGCTCAATGGCGAGCTCATTCTTAGTCATCCATTGACCAACCGCATAAGTCAGATACTCATCGACTTTTTCTGCGAGGTCGGACTTAACAGACTCAATTTCTTCTTCAAGGACTTTAGCGTAGTCCTCGTGCATACGCTCCAACTCTTCGTTGATGCGAGATACAACTGCTGCTTCAAAGATAGTCTTTGCTTTTTCTTTGAATTCTTCAGTCAACTCCTCACCTTCAGTAAGAGCTGCAACATCAGCAGACAGATCGACTTCGATCACAGTCTCCTGAGGTTCTTCAGCAATCACATCGCCTTCGGGCTCGTGACCTGCCTTCACATCACCCTTAGCAGAGAATTCTGCTTTGCTGCCAGAGGCATCAGAGGGTTTTGTTGTGGGGGAAGAAGCATTTCCACCAGCAATAGTCTTATACTTATTGCTGTCATCTGTGGGTTTGCTATTCTGTGGTGTTGGACCACCGAGATCTTGTACTCCAGCGAGACTACTACCGTCAGCGCCCAGTTTGGGCTGTGGGTCGGCAGGTTTTGCGCCAGCGGTTACACTCGATTCATCCAGAGTTGTTTCAATCTCTTGTGACATTTTGTCTCCTGGTTTACAAACGTGCGATATTTGCTATAGTTATTTATAGATTAAAGATTTTTGATGAAGGAGTGAAACGCGGAAAGTTTCAACTCATCCAACTGAGAACGGTGGGCGTTATCAATTCTCTGTTTAATCTGCTCGATTTTTTGCTCTTGGATTGCGCCACCAGCAAGAACCCACTCCTTTCCTTCCATGATGCCATTGACAAAAGCGTCAGGGGCAGAAGGATCTGCTACGATATCAGCAGCAGTGGCAAGCATAAAGTCATCAGCGACAACTTTGACACCACCTTCTTCCTTGATAGATCCAAGACCTCTAGAAGATACACCTAGTTTTACACCCTCGTCAAGCAGATTCTTTGCGATGTTACCCATAGGGGTATCGAGAAGTCTTGCTTTACCTACGAAGTTGTTACCTTCTCTTTGTAGAGAAGTGATGAGGTGAGACACGCGATCAAGGTTAATAGTAGGACCATCGGGATGACCCAATTCACCTAGTGCGCGACCTTTACTAATGTATTGCTCGTTGTATTTAGCAACTTCACGTTGAAGTGTTTCTGCACGATACATACGACCATTTCTATTCTTGATTTCACCCTGCAAGAAGACACCTTCGATAAAATGGCGTTTTTGTCCATTCTTACCTTCGGTAATCGTTACCTTTGCGGATTCAATCTCCTCCCTGATTAGTCTCATCTGTAGTTTCCTCTGGTGGTGTATCAGTTACTTCGGTCTCTGCAGATGCTTCGACTTCAGATTCGGTATCGGGATCCTTAAACATTGAGGATCCGACCTCTTGCTTCTTGGCGTCAATTTGATCAACCGCTACAACTTTCATAGCAGAATCAACATAGTCTGATAGGTCTTTTTGACCTGCAAACAATGCGTTGACGATCTCAAGTGCGGATTGTGTTGGCATAATATTTAGAATTCAGTAATACTATTTAGAAATCTCCTTTTTTACGATCCGCAGGATCGATTCCCTGCTGCGCGTATTGATCCATAGCTTGTTGCTGAGGGTCAACTGGCTCAGGTTGCATAGACATTTGCATCTGCTCGATTTCCATTTGAGGCATGGTATTCGGGTCAATGACCTTACCATCTGCAATCTCAGTCTCCATATCCTTATCAATGTCCTTAAACAAAGCATCAGGTTGCTTCAGGATCTGACGACGTATGTATTCTAGTGAGAAATATTTACCCACGAATGGGTCCATCTGCTGTAGAAGTGCCATACGAGCATTCATAATCTCCTGCTCTTTCAGCTCGGAGAAGTAGTTGTCAGCAATAAAGTCATACTGGATATGCTCTTTAACTTCATCCCACTCATCAGGTGTAAAGACACCTTTCAGAATAAGTTGAGTCTTGAGCAGATCATTAAACAGATCACCAAACTTCTTGCGGAGTCTAACGACAAATTTTTGGAATTTAACTTCATCGCGAGTGATCTCTGCAGACCTACCAACGTTAAAAGAAGAGTCAGATTCCAGACGTGACTCAGGTACATTCAGTGACCTGTAGAGTTTCTTCTGGAAATACTTGACATCCTCTAACTCACCTAAGTTTTGTCCACCTGGTAGTGTGGTGATCTCAGTGCCACGTCCACCTTCACGTCTTGGTAGCCAGAAGTCTTCCAGCATAGACATGAATTTCTTGTCATCGCGAATCTCACCAGTGTCAGCGTTATATACCAACTTGTTTCTATAGCGAGACATCACCTCTCTGAGGTATTGCTCTGCCTTTTGCTTAGGCAAATTACCCACGTCGATATAGAAAATACGACGCTCAGGTGCGCGAGAGAGACGATAGATAACCAGCGAGTCCTCAATCATTCTCAGTTGATTGAGTGCTTTAATTGCTTTATGGAGGTGTGACAGCACAGTGTTGCGCTGCATATCAAGGTTTCCTGAGTGAGCATAGCAAATTGCATCAGGTGCAATCTTGATTCCATTATTTTCGTAACCACGTAGACCCTTAGGAGCGTAAATATAATACTCAACTGCCTTAGGAATCAGCACAGCCTGTGGATCTGCAGGAGAAATGCGATCCTTGGGTTTATCATACTCGATAACTTTTTTGATTTTGCGAGGATCAATATACCTCAACTCTGTAATCCCTTCCTTAGGATGATCAGGGTTAATCATCTTATGATAGAAAAGGCGACCATCGATATACCATCTACGGAAGATGTCGTATGCCCTTCTATCAAAATCGAGGAGACTGAGAACATTCTCAAACTCCTCGCGGATGCGTGTCTTCATAGAATCAGACACTTTAAGATTAGAAAGCTCAATATCAACAGGGTGATCGTCCAGATCTCCAGCGATTGCCTCATTCACAATGTCATTAATTGCTGCATCCGCTTCTGGATGCAATGACATTGCACGATACCGACCGATAAGATCGACATCACTCGACTTATTTGCCGAGTCTCCCAGATCTACATATTGACCAAAATGCCCACCCGCCGCAATGGGCATCGCAGCATCGTCATTGTCTTTATGTACGAAAGAAGGACCCTTCGCAGAGCCCTTACTCTTCTTTCGATCTAGGGAATAACCAAATAGTTGTGACATTCAACTGTCCCTATACATTATGAATTATTTATACGTCGGCATTAACCGCATTACCAGCGTTGTTATCGTTGGCGTATGTCCAGTACTGAACCTGGAATTCAACAGTATACTCTTCAGGAGTATCGTTGCTATCCCATGCAAGGTCGATTGCACTGATGTTTGAAGGCCAGATGCCAACAAACTGATACGATCTAACGACACCACCCTGTCTATCATACTGACGCACAAGTGCGCTAGACTGATATTCAGCGATAGTCTTAGGTGTTTGCAGGTTTTGCTGAAGGTTTTGGATCTTAGTGGACCACTCTTCAAACTTAGAGCGCAGTGCAAATCCTTTGTCGTTAAGGACAGTAACTGTCCAAGGCTCAAAGGTTCTGTCACCAGCGATCTTAAGTGTGCGACCTCTGTAAGGGACCTCAATCACACCCACTGTAGAAGCAGGAATGTTTGCTGCCTTCACAAGGAAGGTGGCGAGAGATCCAGAAGACGCCGAGGATCCTGCTTGGGAAGAACCAGCAGATTCCTGCTCACGCTTCTCTTGAGATCCAGGTGTGGCACCCGATGCAGGGGTGCCTTCATCAACGATGCCTGGGAAACCGATTTCCACTTGGAAAAGGTTGGGGCGGGCGAGGTCCCCTATTCTGTTTCTGAAGTCAAGGATAGGTGCATTGACCGTCTTGCCTTCTGTCTGCCCTGGGTATTTGTCAGCCATTATGGTGAATTACTCCGATGTTTATTAATGGGTTTTAGATGGTTAGATGATCAGGAGACGAGCTCTGTGAAGCTTGCGCCAGTCCTTGTTGCCGTGAAGGTCAAGGTGATGAAGTTGATGGATCTTGTGGGCTTCACAAAGATCTCAGCGTAGAATTCACCACGGTCGATTGCCTCTGCAGGGTTGTTGGTGCCATCACAGACAACCAGGAAGTCAACAATACCACGACGTGATTGGACAGATCTCAAGAAAGGCTCAACGACATTCTTGAATTGTTGGCGAGTAAACTCATCATTCAATTCAAAGAGTTGAGTCTTAGCAGCGCTGCTAATCGCTTCTTCGATAACGAGGAAGAGACGGCGGACGTTGATTCTGTCGAATGCAGATTGATAACCCAGTGCAGTCTTGTCTCCGAAGAGGACCGTACCCTGACCAGGGAATGCGACGATAGGGTTAACTCTTGCTGCATAAAGCAGATCTCTGTGATCCTTCAAAGGAGAATAAGCAAGTTTGATGCTGTTTCTCAGGTTACCACGGTTGAAACCTGCAGGTGAGAACCATGCCTCTTGATTAAGAGTGGTGCTCAATACCAGACCTGCCATGTCACCGTTACAAGGAATGTAACGATAGACATCATTATACTTGTCGTAGATATACTTGTAGTTATTATCGAAGACAGTATAAGAGGAAGATCCAAGTTGATCGAAGTACTCAACCGTGCGTGTCACGATCGTAGGCACAGAAGCTTGTCCGACAACATCGCCTCTGAAAGGTGAGATGAAAGCGATACAATCCTTACGCTCATCTGCAATGCCGATGATGTGTTGTGCCTTAGCAATAGTATCATTCAAACTATTCATGCTAGGACCCATCAGGATGTAATCCAGTTGGACCGTTTCAGCATCGTTGAAGAGACTATATGCACCCAAGATGTTAGGACGTGAGATGGTATAACCATCAACACCACCTTGCAGTGAATAACGCAACGTTGCGCGACCCTTTGTACCAACTAGGGGCACAGCGAGTGGGTTGAGACCAGTAGGATCGTCCAGGTTGTTGAGGGACAGATCAGACTTAATCAGGTCAAACTCTCTGTTAACACCACTAAGACCGAAACTACCCGTAGTATTACTGTCGCGATCATAGATGTTACTGGTTTCATGCGATCCCCAATACAGGAATTGCGAGAATTGTTTAATAATATTCTTGTAGAAGATGTTATCACCCTGAGGAGACTTAGCGTCGTTTGCCTTAGACACGTTGAGGTGCTTCTCAAGGAGAGCGCCAGGTGTGCCAGTCAGTTTACCGTCGCCGTCAAGGATCAGGATGTGCATCAGGTCGTTGTAACCACCTCTATCTTCCACCCATGCGGATGTAGTAGGACGAGGAGCGATGTTAGCCCATCTCTGATTCACCCCATAAAGGCGGGTGTCGTAGTCATTCTCAACTGCTGCAATCCCAACGGTAGCAGCGTTTGCGTCATCAACATTCTGGTTTGCTTGGAAGTTGGGAGATCCAGGGTTAAGAGAAACTCTCAACTCTCTGCGGATTGACTCAACCGTAGCAGCATCGCCAGTTGCACTACCAGGAGTATTGCTGTTGTTTGCCAACTCGGAAACAAGGTCGCCAACTTCCAGCACGTCAGCGGAGGAAGAATCGATAGCAACTTCAAGTTGACGAGTCTCAGGATCGTAAGCAACAACGCGACCAGTAACACCACCACTAACAGCAGTGACGTAGTTGTCCTTCTCAAAGGATCCAACCAGAGTATTATCGTCAACAACAGTTACGATAGTATCGTAGGTGTAAACCTTACCGTAGATGTTAGCAGCAGAGTATGCAACTTCTGCACCGTTGACGAATTGCCACTCAGTGCTAGCAGGTTGTGCCAAAGACAACACCTGATCAGCACCAGCGTCGGTCACCACCACGCGGATGGAGTTACCATGGAGACCAGAAGATTTTGCTGCCCACTTCCAGTTGTTTGCTGCGTTTTCAACGTTAGTTTCATACTCTTCGTCATTCTTAACGAGAGGAGCAGTAATACCAGTTGCGGTGGTTTCGTTGATCTCAGTCTTCTGTGCTGTAACCAGATCCAGTGAGACGGTAGATCCATCGGTGTGTGCAGCAGCAGTAGTGCCGAGCAGACCGCGAGTAACGTTGAGATTATCACCAGAAACACCAGTGATTTGCATGATCTCGTCGTCAACTCTAATGTAAGAGTTGGTGCCAGCACCAAGTGTAGATGCAGAGGTCACAGTCAGAGTGCCGTCTGCGTCAGTGAAGGTAGCTCCTTCGTTAATAGTAGATGATGTGCCAGCAGGCTCAATCAAAGTGATTGGAGCAGCAGCAGCGTGAGATGCAGCGGATGTTGCAAGTTGACCGCGAAGCACAGTAACGTCGTTACCAGAAACTGCTTGGACAACCAACAATTCTGCGTCGATGAGAAGCAGATCGTTAACGTCGAGATCAGTTGCTGATGTAACAGTCAGCGTAGTATCGGTGCTGCTAAAGGTTGCAACGATATACTGTGCAGTATCGATTGCGTTCTTGAGCGAGTCATTCATTGCACGGACAACCTTTACGGTGCCGCCATACAGCAAGAATTGTGCTGCAGAAAACCAGTATTCGTAGTTGTAACTGTTAGGACGCCCAAAGATCGACAGGAGCTCGCGCTCGCTGGTGACCGTGGTCATTGCCTCAACGGGTCCTTTTTCAAAGGATCCCACAATAGCAGCAACATTATCAACTGTTGCGTTGGCTACGGAGGTAAGGTCTCTTTCAAGTACAACAACCCCTGGTGAAAGTTGTGTTGATGCCATTAGATTCTCCTGATTAGATTCCTAGTCGGATGCTGAAACTATTTAGAATAACATGGTTTTTCAGAGGGTAAACACGACGAAATCACCAGTCAGGATAAATGTCTGGTCCGAATCTAGGGACAGGATCATATGGTATGTCTGGTTTATCTTTCCTCTTTTTCCTATTAGCAGCATTACGTTTTACCTGACACTGTTTACAGGTATACGAATACGCTGAAGCATTCTTACCTCTATCAGGTCTAGTCCTGTAGAAATGATCTACCAGTGACAGGATGCGAAGACATTTACGGCACTGCCGATCTACAAATAGAAACTCTTCTAAATCTAAGTTGTCTTCAAAGTCCATCACCTATAATCCCACATATAAGACATGTCACCATACTCAGCAATAGATTCTCTTTCTGCATTATGCCATGTCTGTCCTTGTGGATCTACGGTTACTTCTTCTTGAAGACCATCATCCATAAATCCAAACGGTGCCATGTCTGCTTCGATTGCTTCCTTCTGCTCCAGATACATTCGCGTCCTGACATCATTGTCATGCAACTCTCTGAAGTAGTCTGTGGTCGCTAACCAAGAGAATATGACCAGACACATAGAGAGGTCATCATTACATCCTTCTTCAGCTTCCCATGCCTGCCCCTTCTGGATGAATGTAGTTAACTCAGCAATAATATCATAGTCATTAAAGATAAGTTTGTCATCCTCAATCAACTGTTTCATGTTTGCACACCCAGTTTTCTTGACTGTGGTAGACATCTTAACACCTAGTTGCACCTTAGACCCAGAGAATCCCTGACCAACAACCTGCCCAGCACGTCCTCGCATGGATGACATCAGGAGGTTATCATACTCCAGATCAAACTGCATAATATCTGCTACCTGTCCACCAATATCATTAACTTCAATCAAGGTAAAGGCATGATTGTAACTCGTGACTACCTGATGAATGATGTTGGGGAAGAGTAGTGGTTTAACTTTATTGTTTCTATACTTCGCTACTAACTTATACGGGATCGTCGTGGTATCAATAACACAGAATGCTGAGTAATCTTTAGTTAAACCACGAGCAACGTCCACTGTGCATATATAAGTATGTTCAGGTTTAGGCTCTTCATACACATCTAGTCCTTGACTGGACTTCAAAGGATCATCGTATACCAAAGTTTTTAATTTGGATGATGTAATGAGAGTGTTGACCGAACCCAAGAACTCACATTCAAATTCCTGGTTAAACTGCTCCTCGGATGTGTTACGGATGGTCTGCTCTTTCCATGCAGCATCCCTACCAGGCACCTCAGACCAGTGGACATCTGTGGTAGTATATTCATTCCTGCCCCTCTCTGCATCATGCCAGAGTTTATAAAACATATTCATACCCTTAGGGGTAGAGATGATTATAACCTTAGTTGACTTACCTGAGGATATAGTAGGATACACAGAGCTAAAAAACTCGTCAGCAATATGAGTTGGAATGAACGCGAATTCATCGAGAAATATAATATTAAACGACATACCACGGACAGCACTAGCAGAAGTAGAAGCAGCCATGATTTTGCTGCCATTCTCCAATTCCAGACTACCTCTGTTCCAGTTGACGACACCTTGCTGGAGCCAGTTTGGGAGATTTTCATAGGATAGTTGCAAACGTTGTAACATCTCTCGTGCAGTCGCTGCCTTGTTAGCAAGGATTGCTACGTTAACATTGTCATTAAAGATAATAAACCACAACAAGTATGCAGTAACAACAGTTGACTTACCTGACTGTCGTGGTAGTTTTGCTATATTAAATCTATTGGCATGAAATCTTTCCACCATCGACTCTTGAAAGTCGTACAACTCAAATGGAATCAAACCACGATCTAGTGAGATGATTTGGATGTAGGTTTTAATAAAGTAGACAGGATCCTCAGCACACTTGATAAACTCTTTTACCTGATCATCGGTGATATTCTGTACTACGTTGGCTCTCTTTAGGTTAGGATTACCTAGATAGATTTCATTTTGGCTCATACGGGAATGGTCTCCTGTTTTTCTCCTGCCCTACTGCGTGTGCTTCTACAACCTCTTCCTGGCCAGGACAGAATTGGAAGACTACACTATATCTAGCAGAAACAGGACAATGTTTTGTTGGCGCTCTACCAGCGTGTGGGACTAATCCGGGAAACACTACAATCCTTCCGGGTTTAGGAATGACTGTATCTGTGATTCGGTCGCCCATCATAAAGATAGTCTCCCCACCCCATTCAGGCAACCATGCCTTGTTAGTATAGACAAGGAAACTAAGAGCGTCTAACTCTTCTCCATCGACGTGGATAGAAGGAGAATCACCAAAACGGAAAGCATTATAAACGACTCTATGAAATGAAGGAATGGGTATCCCTGCACGTTTGAAAGCGTGGTCTCTACAAAAGTTTTCAAACTCCCCATAGTTGGGATAGTCGATTGCTCTGCCTAGTGAATAATTGGAAAGTTTATCGTCTGGACTATCATCAAAGATGAGTTGCCATCCGTCAAAGTGGGTGAAGTATGTATCCATATAAAGGATCTCTTCATCTGTGAAGAGATCATCAATGACCATCACCTGATCATATTTCATTATATCCATTACTCAACTAGCGTGCCGTGCGCCCTCCTAATTTCTCTCAATTCTTCAAAGTTTTTCTGCTTAGTGCCTCCGTCGTATTCCCAAGCATATCCTTCTTCAATCATTTGTTCGTTGAGTGACACTGACTCGTCCCCCACGTATAACCACCCCAGAAGACGGCCATATTTGCCGACACCGCCAACAAGTTCAGTCCTAACAGACAACTCATCATCACCAGCCAAAGTGCTTTCGAGATGTGTTTTGAGCCATTCAGTTGCGTCTTTTCCAAGTGCTTTCTCCTCTAAATTTCTTGTTCTCTTTTCTGGGGTATCAACACCCGCTACCCTTACACGTTCCTTTTTGTATAAGTCGAAACCAAGATCTATGAGAACGTCCAAAGTGTCACCGTCCAACACTTTCACTATCTCTGTTACTCTGAAGTTGTAGCAAGACTTCCTGCTCGGCGGGGTCATCTTTCCCATTTTCTATTTCCGTAAATGCATCGGTTAGTATTGTATATATGTAATAAGTGACACCTATTAGGAGAATGATCAATGAGATGATCACACTCCATATAGGATCGTTAGCATTATCAAGTTGTCTGAATAATAAGTTCATTTCTTAACTGGCCAAGTAATCTCCATCCCCACAGTAAGTAGGATAATAAATCCAAATACAAATATTCCAGCACTCATACTCATTTCTTAGGCGTTAATTTATATGCACCGACACTTGTTGCTAAGATTAGTGCAGCAATTACTATAAGTTCCATAATTCTTATGCGTTTGTAGGGTTAATTTCTAAACTAATTAGGTATCTTGTCCACCAGTCTGGATCCTTTCGTTTCCATTCCGGGACATTCTTTCCATGGAGAGAATAATACTCTCCAATCGCTTCATCGATAATCCGTGCGATCTGTAAATTCTTCTTCCTCTTCATCAACGTCTGCATATGGGTTTGCCACATATGGTCCTCGTTTGCGTAAAGGTTCTCGTCTGACATAATCAGTCTCAGCATCTACAGCAAACATCCAGACTACAAGTTTCATCATGATGAATATGATCCCCGCAGGCGCTAAACATAGTAGAAGTTTTTCATTCATTCATCGACATCCATGTAGCGAAACTTGTAGTCTAATACTGTTTTATATATCTCATCCCTTAACAGACGCAGATGCTCCTGCTCTTCATAAGGGCGAGCGGGAGCACCCGGCCACAGTCTTATTGTTTCGCATACACAGTGGTAGAGTAAGTAAATGTCTTCTATGGTCCACTCATATCCAATTGCACCTTCATCCTTCTCCATATTTTTTATGAATGGTTCCCCAATACTCCCATCTATATTTATGTATTGTAGTCAATGGTAGTATGCATTTTCTAATCCCCATCTAACAGAATACCCTACCGCCCCAAAAAGTGCAATTGCTTGGACCGCTAACCCCATTTTTTCCATGGATCCTCTTTGTGCAGGCAAGAATTAGGATGTGCCCACCCCTTATTTAATTCTTTTAACTTCTGCTTGAGGATGTTATTTTCGAGTTTCAACATATAATTTCGATGTTGCAACCACTTTATATATTTCATCCCTATCCATCCGATAGATTCACATCTCA